AGTCCACTGGGCCAGTCCGAAGCCGATCCCGTCTACGAACTCATAAAGCCCGTTGTCTACAGCAGCGACATACTGTTCGTTGCTGAGCTTCGATCTGCCGATCTCCACAGCTCGCGGATCAAGGTTTGGACCAGCTTCTGCACCAAAGTTGCCGATCATAGCCAGTGCGCCTTCCGGTGTCATCCCGGCATCAGTGAAAATGTCATAGATGGTTTGAGCGTTCATTTCTTCCTCCACAGGAAATAGATGAGTTGAGCGAGGAGACCAGTGCCCACACCAAGCAGATACGCCGAATAAGCCAAATGAAAATCAACCTCGTGTAGCCACATGGTCTACCTCCGATCCTCCACAAAAGTGTCCTTAAGCAAGGGACTTTGCCACAATGTACTTAACAAGGGCATACATATAGTCGGCATTTTTCCAATAGCCCACTTCGCTTTGGTGTACTCGGTCTGTAATTTGCATCCTTGTTTTTCCATTGCCTTGTCCATTGTTTACATCAGCGTCACGTTGTGACAGTGGCACTTCGGTCATGTTGTAGTCCTGTGTCAAATCCATACCCATGTACATAGGGCAAACATAGATGTTTTCTGCCTGCCTATTATCAAATGATTCTATTGTTACCTTGTGTAACCGGGAAATCTTTTGATTTAAGTCCCAAATCAGAAAATCCGAATTGTTAGTGTCATGGACAGTTGCACAGCCCTCGCACATTCCAATACAAACAACAATGTTCGGACTCACGGCATGGATGGAGGAAATCATCTGCTCTATGTATGTAACAAACTCGGTGAGAAATGTTGTGTTACTTCCAGCCAGTGACGCGCAGTCATTTGTGCCGAGGTTGATAAACACATAATCGGGAGTTTCGATTGCATTAGCTGAGAGATAATTGGCAAAATCGAAAACGCCATTATTGCAAAATGGACTTGCTGAATTAGTGCAGAACCATTTGGCGGTTCGACTTCCATACCCTTCGTTGCGATTGTCTTCCTGCCAGTCATATTGCGTACCGAGCAAGGTGCAAGTCATATTGTCATCGTCAAAATTGTGCAGGAAGTGATAAGACACATAACCGTTTGCAACTTTGCTGTCCCCCAGTATTAACACTTTGATAGAGCTGGAGCCTGTATCTTTGGGGACTGAGCAGGCGATTATCTGCTTTTTTTCAGATGCTACTGCTGTTCCATATTTAAAGACCTCAAAATCTACACTGTTCTCAGCAAGAGCGCTTGCTGTTGGAGTCCAAATAGTGCGTTCATCATTTTGCCACGAATCGGGGATTTTCGTGTGGATGTAAGCAAGGCTCTTTAAGCGGTTATACAAAACCAAATTCTCTTTGTATACGTTGATTTGCTGACCGTTCACGCCATAGATGTGAGACGGCACAATTACCTCTGCCGGATTTTCCAAATAAGTAAGGTCGCTTTCAAGCTCTGTTATCCTGACCGCATTGTCTGTTGATAGGTTAAAATTTGGCTTGTATGCAACAAACGGTTTCTGGCGTATGTCTCCATCATTCACCGTCAGCATATTCCAATTATACTGCGATCCACTGACAAACCGAATCCAATACGCGCCGTCACTCTGCACCTCATAAGGGAGTCGTGCCCAGTTTGACGTTACGAGGATGCAGGCTCCGTCTTTCCCGTACTCTGCTATGCGGAACGCAGACACGGCTATTGCCATGATTGACGGTGGATTTCCTGTTGCGGGATTGTTTGAATAGTAATAAGAAATCTTATTACCTTTTGATGCCGGGATTAGGCCGCTGACATTATAATTGCCTGAGATGACCTCGCCTAATGTTGCGCTACTGTTGGAGATGTTTGCATTTCTCGTTTCTTCCGCTGGGTTCCACTTGTTATAGCTTGTCGTTACCTCGTTGTCTTTTTGCTCTTGACCAATAACGCTCTTTTGCTGAGTGACCTCCGTGTCCAGTTCTGCGATGTCTGCCGTGTTCTGAGCGATCTGTGCGGCGGATTCCTCGATGGATTCTGCCGCAGATTCAGCGGCGGCTTGTGCGGACTCGGCGGCTGTCTGTGCGGCAGTTGCCGCAGTTGCGGCGCTGGTAGCCGTGGATGCAGAGGAAGAGGCGCTGGTAGCAGAGGTAGAAGCAGAACTGGCACTGTCAGCGGCGAAAGAGGCAGATGCCTGCGCCGAGGTCTTGGCAGAAACCGCGTCCTCTTTTGCGGAGATTGCGGCGCTCGATGCGGCCCCGGCAGAAGTGGCATAGCCGCCTGCGTCATTCGCAGATGCAGCAGCGGCGTTCGCCTTGGTGGTGGCAGTGGCAGCGGCAGTAGTAGCCGTGCCTGCGCTGGATGCCGCCTGCGATGCGCTGGCAGATGCGTTGTCCGCGCTCGTGGATGCGCTTGAAGCAGAGCCGGATGCAGAAGTCGCAGAGGCTTCGGCAGATGCCTCGGCGGTGACTGCCCGTTCCTTTGCCGCAACAGCATCATCCTTGGCGGCGACAGCGGCCTCGGACAAAGGCTTGAACAGCGCCAAGTCAGCGTTGAACTCTTCCTCCGTGCCGGGATAGCCGCCCTCCACAGCAAGGTCGTATGCGCTCTTTCCCTGGATGTTTCGCGGGGCTGGATTAGGCAGACCGCCGTCATTCGTCCAGCTCAGTATGCCGGTATCGTCAAGCTCCGGGACGAACACTGCGCCCTGGTCGCCCTTGATAAATACTTTGTCGCCAACCTTGACAACGACAGAATTATCGTTAGCCATTTGCGGTTACCTCCTCTCCCTGTTTGAACAGCGTCATGTTCATCGTCAGCGGGATGATCCGGGTGAACGGGTTGTCCTCGGTGTCTTCGTAGTGGATGCGAGTGTCCATGAAGTACACCGCGCCCTGCTTGAACAGATAGCTGTCCTCGCGGGAAAAATTGACTAGGATTGTGTTCGCGTCCTCGCCGAGACTGGCGTCCCGGCTCTCTCCGTCTCTAGACCAATAAGCGGATTTCAGCGTGTCGCCGCCCTTCTGCTTCTGAGTGAACACAAACTCAATGGCATCAATCATGGAGAAATCGTCATCCTCGATGATGACCGGGAGCTGGAACGCAGTTCCGGCTTTAATCTTAATTGCCATACTGCCCCTCCTTAAATGTTCCCGCCGATGGGGATCAGAATGATCCTCTTGATGTACGCCTCATTGCCCGTACACTTGATATAGGCATCGCCCGTCAAGTTGGAAACATCGACATCGACATAGGTCAGCGGGTCTGTCTTTGTCCACGGGTCTGGGGTGTATGCACTGGCAACGTAGTCGTTGGAACTGTATGTGCCTCGCGCAACGCCGACCTGCACACCACGGGGGGCGTAGCCATAAAAGCGCACCGTTGCAATATTTGTCATGCCGAGGGGCGTATCGTATGCGGCATTGAAGCCATACGGCGGGTTTGCGACGGTAAACCGCACGAATCCGTCTTCTGTATAGAAGTAATTCGTAAGCGAGTTTTGTACCCAGTGACTGATGTCTGCCTCTCCGTTGTAGACGGTGATAACCCAGTCTTTCCACTGGCCGTTGATGTAGGACTTGGCGTCCTTGTCCACCCATGCGCCGCCGATGTACTGGAACGCCGCGATGGGGTAAACCTTGACATCGTTCTTCTTGTCAATGCCCATCTCAACGAGCGAGTAGTAGCTGGTCTGAATCCAGACCATGCCGGAGGCAGGGCTGGCAGGTTCGTCATGCTGGAGAGCATAAGAAGTGATTGCGGTGCTGGTGTTTACCCAGATGGTGTTGTCCTTCGGGGACGCAGGCTGAGTCGTGCCTCCGACAACCTTGAGGATGAGGCCGCTCCCGGCTCCGCGTCTGGTAATAAACGCTTCGCCCATTATTTTCTCACCGCCTTAATCTGGATGGGGATTGCGACTGTGGTTTTCTCGGTTGCGTAGACAGTCAGCGTATTGGAACCGGCTACCATGCGGTAGATGTTGCCGTAGGCTTCCAGCTGCGCTTCTGCCGTGGCAAAGGTGTCGGACGGGACAATATCGACAAACGGGGTGTCCGTTGCCAGAAGACCGGAAACGGAAACCGACTGAGTGTACGGAGCCGCCGAGCCGGTCCAGGTCGTGCCGATGGTCGCGGTGTAGGTAGTGGAAACTGCGTCAGCGGCAATCTTGGCCGCAGTAACAGCGCCCTCAAAAATCTTCGCCGTGGTCACAGAGCCATCCACGATCTTCGGGGTCGTGACGGAATCTGCGGCGAGTTTGTTGGAGGCAACAGCAAGGTCGGCAATCTTGTCAACCGTGACAGCCTTGGTCGCAATCTTCGCGGTAGTCACGGCGCTGTCTTTGATTTTCGCGGTCTCTACAGCATTGGAGGCCAGCTTCGTTGCAGTCACAGCCGAGTCTGCGATCTTCCCGGTGGCAACATTGGAGTTCGCAATCTTCGCGGTGGTGACTGCGGAGTTTGCAATCTTGTCGGTTGTCACGGCAGAATCCGCCAGCTTTACCGTGTCGATGATGCCGGGGGTCAGAGTGCCGGACTGTGCGTCCTTTGCGATTTCAAGGATGCCGAGAAGCGCCGCCTGCACAGTCGCCGCATCAGGCAAGTCATCAATCGGATAAACGCCAATGTTCGGTGCGCCGGTCTCCCCGCCCAGCTCCGACAGCAGGGTGCCGTTGAGATAGGTCTTGATGATATTCGCGGCCTGGTCGAACTTTGCTTTCAGCTCTGCGGCAGAGAGTCCGCCAACGTCATTCGGTTCATCATCCAACGCCTGGATGATATTGAGGTCATCTGAGAGTTGTGTAAAAGCCATAGCTTCCTCCCTATTTTGCGTAGCCCGTCATGCGGACTCTGATGTCTGCCACGAGGATGGTCGCACGGGTGTCAGCAGACGAGGATTGGAAAATCAGTTTATAGAAAACGAATTTCTTCGCCTTGATTTTCAGCCGCGTCATGTGCGGCTTTCTGTTCGTGTCGAAACTCCACCGGGCGAAGTTCGCCTTGGTGAATGTCGCAAGCGCGGACTCCACGACTTTCTCCTGCAATGTGCTGTTGCGGTCGGTCTGCACCGTGACCCACACTTCGCTGTTAGATTCCGGCTTGATGCCAATCCACAGCATGGCGGCGTACTTCCTCATGAAGTCCTTGCCGAAGCCGAGAGAGCCGGACTCCCAGTAGGCATCAATCGCCTGCCCGTCATCGTTCAGGTACTCGTAGCTGACCCGTTTCAGCTTGCCGTCCGGGGAACCGATGAACAGCTCTTTCTGGAGGAAGGTCATGCAACTGACCGGGAACTGTGTGTAGTAGCTCCAGGCATCGGCAGCGTAGTTGTAAATCAGTGCCTTGCCGTCATAGCAGATGTAGTACTCCTGCGCGTCGTTGTCGTCGAAACAGTAGCACTGCGACACATCAAAGGTCTTGATGGTCGCCCAGACCCGGTCGGAGATCCGCTTCGCCTGCCGCTCATCCACATTGAGGTTGGAGGCGTAGGAGGCGTTGTTCTTCCACTCGTACAAGTCATTGCCGAACAGAGTGTACGGGGAGTTCAGCACCAGCCTCACCTGACCGAGCGCGGCGTTGCCGATGGCGCGGTTGATGGGGACTACCCAGAACGCCGGGATGGTGGAGCTGTCCGCCAGCGTGTAGTTCGTTGCCTCGATCATCCACGCAGATGTGGACTTGTAGCACATGAGGCTGAAATAGTGGCGGATCATCGCGGTGATGGGCGTGTTCTCGTCGCCTACCGCAATCTCATACAGATCCGGGAAATAGTCTGCTCTGGGGTCGCCGTTGTAGTCGATGCCGGAGTAGAAGCACTTGTTGGAACCGTCTCCGTAGATGAACACTCTGGCATCCTGCCGCCCGGAGTAAAGCTCCGAGTACCGCATGGAAGTCACCTGAGAGCGGAAAGTCGTGGACACTGTCCAGCCGATTTCGTAGCCGTTCGTGGCCTGCGCCGGAGTGGTGCCGAATGTGACAGACGCAACTGTCAAATCCACTGTGTACGCCGATGCCGGGAGGTCTTCGCCCGTGGCAAGGTCTTTCACATAGTCGATGCTGGTGATGTTCTTCTCCGGGAGGACATAGGTGGCGTCCGTGCCGGTCGTGGAGATCCACATTCTCCGCATACCGTTCAGCCGGTTCACATTCTCCAGAGTCTCACCGCCGCCTGCGGGAGGCACGGAGATTGTCACCAGCGGTCTGTAGCCAACCACATCCGTGAGAGTTGTGCCATTGTATTGCTTGTAGGAATGACCGTCCATGATGTAGGCAATGTCGGAGAAACCGAAGATATGCACATCATCATCGGTGTTCACCGAGCCGATCTCCGTGGCGGAGAGGTCATCCTGTGTGTCATCCCACAGCTTGTAAAGTTTCCCGTCACTGGCTCCAAGCAGATACTCATGGCCGTTGATGAAACCATCCCACAGCCCTTTGATGGGCTTGTCAGTCTCAAGGTCTAGGACGGTCTTCGTACCGGGGCGGCGCTGGAGGTTCTTGTCACGGGTAATTCGGAAATTCCGAACAACTGCCGCCTCGCCCATCTTTAGCTTGGTGTCGCCGTCAGGGTTTTCATTCAAGCCGAGAAAAGCCTTGATGGGGAAGACTTTCTCGTCAATGTTTCCGCTGATCTGTGCCACTCAATCACCACCTACTGAACCAGCCGTAGCCAAGGCCGTCCCCCGTGTGAGAGTAGACATCCTCAATGTCCTCGCTCCCCTGGGGCATACCCCGCGCAAGCTGGGCTTTCAGCTCTTCATATCTCTGGTTGAAGAAGCTGGCGGAGGTCGGGTTCTCGTCAAGGAGCAGATGCGCCGCAAGACCGTAGGGCAGAACGCTCTGGCAGATGTAGTCATCCAGACCAATGGGGGTCTCAAAGTCCTCAAT